TGAAAAGGAGTACCGAAGTGAAAATTGACGCCCAGCCCACCTGGAGAAAGTCCCTAGATCTCCATGCTCTTAAAAGCCTGGCCCTCAATAACGCCCGTATCGTCAGTGGTTCGGATGAGGCAATCGTGTCCCCCGCGTACGCCGACATTGCCGACAGTGATATCTTTGAGTCCCTCGAAGACATCCTCAGTACGTGCGAGCTCACACCGCAGCTCCGAGAAATCGAGGATTCCCAACGTTCGAAGTTCGGACCCAGGTCGATCGCTAAGCCCTGGAAGGAACGGAAGGAGTCTTTGTTCCAATACTTCAAAACAGAAGACTACGACCCCGGGTATTTGCAGGTTGAGGCTAAAGGACGGTTGAGGCCCGTTACGATAGACATAGCTGCAAATAACTCTATCAAGTCCAGTTCGGCAGGCTTACCCTCTATGAGGAAGAAAGGTTCCGTTTTGGACGAGACGATCCGGATGCATTCTAATCAGGTTGGTGTATATCCTTGTGTGCTATTCACAAGGACGCAAGAAATGGAGAAGACGCGTAACGTATGGGGTTACCCGTTTAGTGATACTATAGAAGAACAACGTTATTTCATTCCTTGGCTGCGATTTGAAAAGACGTTAGACTTCCGAGCTGCTCTTTTAGGCCCTGACGCTGTTGATGCCGCAGTTAGCAAACTGCTAGCTCATAAGTCCAGATCCCATGTGGTACAGTGTGTCGATTTCTCGAGTTTTGACGCATCGGTCACACCACACATGTCGTGGGGAGCATTCTCGTTTATAGCATCGCAATTCCAGTCATCTTGTCTTGATGACCTCTACCGGATGTACAGGAGATTCGTCACGATCCCGGTAGCATCACCTGAAGGGGACGTAGTTGGGCCACACGGTGTACCATCAGGCAGCTCATGGACGAACACAGTCGACTCACTTTGCCAGTGGGAAGCTGCGGGACGCCCGCTCAGCTGTCAGATACAAGGTGACGATGGCATGTACATAGTGCATAGAAGTATGGAAGAGTCTAATTTGGATCGTTTCCGGGAAGCTGGACTTGAACTGAATGTGTCTAAGACTCAGACCTTCACTGATAGTGAGGAAGCAGTTTATTTACAGAGATACTACCATCCCAAATACCTTGGGAAGCACGGTCTCGGGG